AACGCAACAGGCCGCCGCAGGACAATCAGCACTCCTTAGATCCCAGGAAACGCAGCAGGCGGAGCAGGCACTGATTGATGTAGCAAAAACCAAAGGCGCCCTGGAGATGGAAGCCGAGCTGGCAAACTTGGAAACCAGGCGCCAGGTGGCGATTAAAGAAGGGGATTTTGAAAGCGCACGGCAGCTGCAGATCGCGCAGGCATCTCTCACCAAGGTGATCACCCAGGCAAACATTGACCGAGATTTAGAAGCAGCAGAACTGGACGCAGAAACTCGTACCAACATTGCGAACCTGGACAAAGATATTAGGCTGGCAATCCAAAAAGGAAACATGGAGCAGGCTGCAAGCCTGGCAAACCAGAAAACCGCACTGGAGATTGGAATAGCCCAAGCCGATGCAGAAACAAAAGCGAATATTGCAAATTTAGCAGTAAAGGAAGCCCTTGCCATAGCGCAGGGTGACGGCGAACTGGCTGCCGATATTGAAAACCAGAAAAACACTCTGCTTGCAAATTTAAAGCAGGCGGATCTGGATCTGAAGACTACGCTTGCCAATTTGGAAGCCCGCAGAATTCTTGCCGTTGAGCAGGGGAAAATGGATCTGGCAGTGGCACTTGCGAACCTAGAAAAAGAAATCATTCTTTCCCGGACAGATGCCGAGTTGGCATTAAAATCAAAGGCGCTAGATGACGCCGTGGCCTTGGCCGCGTTTGAAGGGATGCAAGCTTTGGAGGGGATCGATTTGAAAGTGGATCTCGCGCAGATGGAATTTGATTTGGCAGAAATGGGGTTTGACTTAAAAGAAAAGCTGGCCATTCTGGATTCCGAAACACAAAAAGAAATTGCTTACTATGTTGGCGAATATAAAAAAGCTATTGCACAGGCGGATAGGGACGCTGAAAGAGAAGGTGCTTTTTTAAAATTAATAGGAAATTTATTGACAGGCGGAGGATTAATAAGTTCAGACATCTCCGCCAAACGTAACATCCGCGCAGCCGATTCCCAGGTGGAAGGTTTTCTGGATGCGCTCAATGCCTACCAATATCGATATAAGGATGAGAACGCACCTGGTGCAGACGCCGGAATGTTTGTGGGCGTGATGGCCCAGGATCTGGAAAAGACGCCGATGGGCGCCTCCTTTGTAACCGATACCCCACAGGGCAAGATGGTTGACTATGGACACGGCCTGGCCGCCATCCTTGCTTCTCAATCCAATTTACATGACCGGCTCCGGCAGCTTGAGGAGGGATGATGGCAGTCACTGATCCAGATCGATATTTAGACCCGGCGAAATACGAAGCCTATATCGCAGCTTTTCTGCAAGGTGGAAACACTGAAGAAGAGGCACGACTAAATTTAAAGAGAACCGGATTCAATCTGCCTGGCGAGGAAACCGTCACCGAAACCATGACCGATACGGTGATCACAGAACCAGGGGCCACAAGCGCAGGACCGGAACTGGAACAGTGGAAAAGTCTGATGGACCCAGATCTTCCGATGCCAACCGAGCAGGGATTTCAGCAGGCTGGAACTGAGGTTGAAGAAAGTCTGACTGAAGTTGAAGGAATGCGCCCGATACAAGAATACGCGCAGGGATTGATGGATAAAAATCCTCTACCAGGTGCAGCCGATGAAAGACCATTATTTCAAAGATTAATGACAGCAGGCGCCCGCCAAAATTTAAAACCTATACCATCCAAAAAAGTTGAGCCGGAACCAGAAACAGAAGTGGAAGAAGCTGCACTGGTCCAGGAAGAGCTGAAGCCGAAGGATGAGGATAAAAAACCTAAACCGGGAACAGAACCAGAAACTGAACCGGATGCATACCAAATCAGTCTTTGGAAGGATGAAGTAGGGGAAGCCATTACCAATCCCACAAAGAAAACTATTTACGATGAAATATGGGAATTTGCTGATCAAATGGCAGTGCCGGAAATATCACAGGAAGGAGGGTTTCGGTTTTTTGGAAATAAAAAAGATGACTATGTATTGGTCCGGGACAAAATTAATGAGGACATTGATAAATATGAAACATCGATCCAGGACATAGCACAGGAAAAGCAGAAGCCGCCTTTGGAGGGATCAAACATGTGGCTTGCCATCCTGGGCGTTGCCCTTGGTGCAGCCGGATCGGCATTGACCAGGACACCCAACGAAGCCATGCAGATGCTGGAGGGTTTCCTTGACCGGGAACAGCAGAAATTTCTGAAGTCTAAAGAAATGAAGATGCGGTCTGCAGATCAGCAGCGGCTGGATCTGATCCGCCGGCGCGGGGAATTGCTGCAGCAGTTTCAGAATGAAACCAGCCGAGTGCTGCAAATCTCACAATTCCAACTTCAAAAGACAACTGCCAAAGCAAACATTCAGCGCATCCAGGATCAGCTGCAGATGGCTGCTGATCAAAACAGAGATAATTTAAATCTCCAAATAGCAAAAATTTTAAAGGATCTGGTTGTATCGGGAAACACGCTCCAAGCATCGATGGGCAAATCCGAGCGGGAACGGTATGTGCCGAGTCTGGAGCTGACTGACCAGGATGGGAACAAAGTAATGTACGGAGGTTTTGCGGCACGTTCCGCCAAAGCAGCCGGTGCCTTATGGGATTATTATTCTATCATGCGGAATGCCGAGGCAATCATTAATGACCTAGAACCGTTGTTGGAAAGATCAGTGATTGAAAAATTAAGTCCTGCAGCATTCAGTCAGACCAGGACTGAAATATTAGCGCATACCGCCGAGTTGGAAAAAGAATTCAAAAACCTGGCAGGGTTTGGAGCAAACTATGCCGAGCGGGAAATTTTGCTTAACAAGGCCACACTCCCAAGCATCATGGATGATAGTACAATGAACTTATTAATAGGAGCAAAACGTGCTATCGCGCCTTTCCGGAAAAAGATAAATCGGGCATATAGAAGTAAAATAGCCCCCCATGGCGGAACCTCCATCAATCTCCCTGGACAGCAATCCGAAACCGGTAAAACTTACGGCGGGAAAAGATATCAGAAAGAGTAATGGCTAGACTTTTTGACTACAGACTTGGCGCCGGCGTTACGGTAGCTGATGAACGTGTCGAGGATCTGATTGCGTCCGGAAACTATAGTTTTATCAAAGGAGAGGAAATCGTTCTGGTCCACCCAGATGGTGAACTCTATAACGTGCCGGCCGAGGAAGCCCACCTGGCACTCCAGGATGGATACCGGTACGCACCCACTGAGCTGGTTGAGCGGGAAGATTTAAAGGTTGAGGTTGAAGATTCTCCATTTACATCCGCAGCACTTGGAGCCGCACGCGGGCTGACCTTTGGCGCCTCAGACCTGGTTCTCCAGGAAGCCGGCTTTACTGAGGAGGAAATCAAACTACACCGGGAACTGAATCCGATTGCCACCACACTTGGCGAAGTGGGTTCCCTGGTTACACCGTTTGGAGTGACATCAGCACTTGGCCGAGCAGCTGCCAAGGGCGGCGCATTGGCCGCCACCTATCTTGGAAGAAAAGCAGCAGACCAGGGGATGCGTAAGATCGGGTCTGCAATCAATAACCGTGTGGTCCAGGGGGCCGCCGGGGGGGCTGCTGAGGGTGCGGTGGTAGGTGGAATGTATGCCACCAGCAGCCAAATCCTGGATGATCCGGAATCCAGACCGTTGCTGGCAGACCATATTTATGCAGGCGCCGGGTTTGGAGGCGTGGCTGGGGGCGTGATTGGGGCCGTGTCTAAAGTTCTGTCTTCCGGGAAGAGTGCTTTCACCAAGGAAACCAACAAAGCCTATTTCCGCGCACTTGGTGGGTTGAAACCTGATTGGAATAAAGTCACCCAGAAAGGGACATATCCTGACGCGGTTTATGAACTGGGAAGACGCATCCGGGAACTGGACAAAAAGGGTGTGCTGCAAAACCTGGGAGAGGATGCAGATGAGCTGGTCAAAGAACTGGATAACGTGCTGCTGCCAAGCTATGGATCGAAGCTTGATGACATCATCACCCGCGTAGAAGGTGCAGCAAAAAAAGCAGGACAGCCGCTGAATGATATACGGTTTGATCCGGAATCTATTGCAGACCGGATGACCAGGGAGATCATCGATAATCCCCAGGCACTTGGAAAAGGGATGGTGGATGATCCACAAATGTTAGCAAAGATAGGAAGGGCGGAAGCCAGCATCAAAGCCTTCCGGGATGTTGCATATAAAAATATGCATCCATGGGTCAAAAAAAAGAAATTAGGCCGGTTTCTATCTTTCCGGGAATCAGAAGAACTGAAACGATGGTATCAAAAGAACCTCGCAAACTATAAACGGAACCCAGAGGACTATGATTATTTTAACGCCATGGCCAGCATCATCCGCGAGGAATCTGAGAACGCCCTGGATGCTATCGCCGGGCGCCTTTCCCAGGTGACCACCCTTCCAAAAAACACCTATGCGGAATTTATTGAAGCTAAATCTCTTTATGGCGCATTGAAGCAGATCCGCGACATTGCCAGTGGAGCAGCTGCGCGGGAAGCCGTAAACAATCGGCTGCCGTTGACCAGCTTTATCATTGGCGGTGGATTGGGCGGAGGTGCCATGGCAGCAGCGGATAGTCTGCTGACCGGTGGATTAATTGGAGCAGCCACTTTTGCCGGAACTGCCATGGCCAGAAAATATCTGAGGGATTCCGGGGAGCTGCTGCTTGCCAGGACCATGAGCCGTGTCACTGATTATGGTGAAATGCTGAACATGGCCGGCAAGTCCGAGAAGATGATCAAGTCCGCAGTCGGATCTCTTACCAGGGTTGGCGATGCAGCTGCTGTCAAATTTGTGGCACCGACACCGCCAACTCCGGAAATCACGCTGAAGCAGTTTGAGCGCGTCCGCGATGATCTGAATAACTTTGCAGGGAATCCGGAAACTTTATTTGCGCGGATGGAAAAGATGGTGCCGGAAGTGGAAGGAGATCAGACCATCAACCTGGAGCTGATCCAGACCATGACCAATGGGATCAATTTCCTCCAGGAAAGGCTGCCGGTTAGTCCAATCGCAGGACAGACCCTGCTTTATAACAATCAAAATTCCCTTCCTTCCATGCCCTCAATAATGCGTTTTATGAGGTATGTGGAAACCATCAATGATCCGAATTCTATCCTGCTGCATGTTGCTGGTGGAAGCCTCACTAAGGAACACATGGAAGCCATCCAACAGGTTTTCCCGCGACTGTACCAGGACCAGAAAAAATACCTTCTCCGGGAGTTTGCCGGCAAGCAGCCGAAGCTCGATGGACCACGCCGGGCATCCCTTTCCAGGTTCTTTGGCCAGCCGCTTGATCCTAGTCTGCAGCTGCCTTTCATCCAAAGCACTCAGCAATTCTACCAGCAGCAACGCGCACCCATTCAGCAGCGCGGAAGCCGCGCACCGATTGAAGTGCCAGGATTGGAAACTCAGACCCAGGCCGCACTTTCTTTATGAGAATCACCGCACTGATTATTTTATGGCTGTGGGCTGCTCCAGTGTTTGCAGACAAACTGGAGGCAAGAGAACACAATGACCGATATGAACGGAGGGAATATTCCCGCGTGCCACAGCACCAGGATCATAAAGATGCTGCAGAGCAAATCCTGGAGGTTCTTCTAAACCAGGGTATCGCAGGAGTGGGTTTGATTTTCCTGTCTTGGTTCATCTGGAAAACAAATGGCCAGGCGCGTGCGGATCGGCGCGAGTTGGAAGGAAGGCTGCTGGATGTCATCAAGGAAAGCAATAAGACCCTGGTAGAGCATGGCGTGGAACTTCAGAATATCAGCAGGGAACTTGAGCGCATCAGATCATGACAGCCAAGATCTACGCCAGACTCGTTTTGACCCTGTGCTTAATGGGGATCTTTTTCACCAATCTGATTTTAATATTTCTGATTGAAATTCCAGAAACCATGCAGACCATCAGCAGTGTAATTGTGGGCGCTTCAGCAGCGCAGTTAAGCCAGTGCGTTGGGTACTGGTTCGACAGCACCGAAGCCAATGACAATAACGGAAAAACGTAATGCCTAAATTTGTAGCGAACATTCTCCAGAAACTGACCTCGGAAAAATTTGTCATCCAAATCACTCTTCTCCTTCTTACAACCCTGGTTCAATCCACGCAGAATAAATTGGATGACCAGGCTTTGGAATTGGTCCGGAAAACTTTGGAAGAATAACCCGGAGCTGACACGCCGGGAATTTTTAATTTATCCAGTTGGAATAATAGTTATGGTAAAGATGATATCTCCTCATTTCAGTTTTGATGAAATGGTATGCCGATGCGGTAACTGTGGCCGGGCCGACATGGACCCGGATTTTATGAAGCTCTTGGAAGAGATCCGGAAAGCCTACGGCAGGCCGATGCGGGTCAGCTCGGCATTTAGATGTGATGACCATAATGGAAAAGTTTCCACAGTAAAAAACGGACCACACACCCATGCCAAAAACGGAAGCCGTGCAGCAGACATTCTGGTTTCCGGACCAAGGGCGATGGAGCTTTTTGCAATTGCACAAAATGTGGGCGCCAATGGCCTGGGCGTTTCTCAAAAGGGGAGCCACGCGGATCGATTTATTCACATCGATGGAGTGGATCGGCCCGCACAAGCTATGTGGAGTTATTGATGCCATTCAGATCGAAAAAGCAGCGCACCTTCCTCGCGATTAATAAACCAAAGATTTATAAATCCTGGAAGAAGAAACATGGAACCAAAATAAGGAAAAAGAAATGACCGGATTGGAAATGTTAATTGCTAGAGAGCTGGTGACCTGGGGCGCAAAAATGTTTTTTGATGCAGTCCAGGATGAGAATAATTCTTTGGATGCAGACCAGGCAAAAAGCTTTTCTAAAAATGCAATGAGTGAATTATCGGAACAGGCACAAAAAGCGATCCTTCACAACCTACCGAAACATTTGAAACTATGATGTACCCCGGCAAATTCCCGCCGAGGAAAAAGCGCCCTGGTGGAAAACCGGTGCGAAAATATTAATCTTTATTGGAGTTGATTTATGCCAGGAAAAAAGAAGCAGGGATATAACGCGAGGCTTGACGAGAGACTTGGAATGACCAGGGGGAAACAAGCTAAGAAGAAGATGAGTGCTGCGGGCCGGCGGAAGGTATCAAAAGCAACGCGGAAGCCTAAAGGAACTTACGGATTTAAAAAGAAGAAGTGACTTTTGGGTGAGTAAATGGGTGAGTATTTTACCCTGGGTGAGTAAAAGTGAGTATGTTTTTTTACGCTAAACCGTTGATATTACTGCAACGCACCAGTTTTGAAGACCGGGGCGCCCACCAGTGACGCATCCATCTCCGTTCAGTAATACCAACGGTTAGCAAGGTTAAGGCAACTTCCGATTTCGCCATGGGTGAGTAATGGGTGAGTATTTATGCTGATTTTAAAATCTCTTCCAGTGCATTTAGTTTTTGATAGCATCCCATAATTTGTTTTTCTTTAACCAGGTTTCCAGGTTCTATATTTTTTTCAAACAGTAGTTTCATCACGGCAATAGTCATATCAGTATAGGATTTTTTTTCTTGGTAGGTTGCTTCCCATATAAATTTATTTTCCGCGCGGATTGTTTTAATTAATTTTAACCTCACTCCGTTTTGCTCTCCACATTTACGGATATCATCAATAATAGCTAGGTGAGATTCAAAAGATTTTTTATTAATTGTTTGGACCACAATCCGGTCTATCTGTTTAATCATAATTATCTCCTAGAATAGATACTCTTTTTTATATCGCATAATGCTTATTAAAAGCATTAAATTGCGCCCACATATCGGGCCTTTCTTATTCAATTAATCCGGCAGTCTTTTTTAAAAGCTGAATGATTTCAGTTTTCGCTGCCAGCAACTCTTTAGTTCTCTCCAAATCTTTTTTCAGATCATCAAATTCTTTTCCGGATTTTAATTCGGTCCCAAAAAGAATCCAATCTGCGGAGATACCAAATTTATTATTAAGGTGAAAAAGAGATTGGCTATCAATAGCCTGCTCCCCACGTTCAATCCTCCCCAGGCTGAATCGGCTCAAACCTAATTGAGCGCAGAAATCATCCTGTTTCAGATCCTGGTCCTGGCGGACCTTCTTGATCCGCCGTCCCTGCTCTTTCATTTCTTCCTTTGTTAGAGTCATATTTAAGTCAAAAGTCAGTCAAAAGTCAGTCAAATGTCAGTCATCCAAAAAGTCTTGACGCAACCGCAGCACCGGTGCCGACATTGGCCTTTGGATCATGATGAGCATATCGTTTCGCACTGACCAAACTCTCATGCCCCAACTGAACCGCAACCTCCAGCAGGGTCTTGCCCGCCTGGATCGCATAGGATGCACAGGTGTGACGCAGATCATGGAATTTGAAATCCTTCAAACCGGTGCGCTTGATCAAATTCTGCCATGCATGCCTTGGGTCATGCGGGAAAACAAAATTGGATTCCGACTGCAGCCTAAATTTACGTTCCTGTAATATCTGCACCAGTGGACCAAACGCCACATCATCAATGCTGAGTTTTTTGATCTTGGATTTATTCTTCAATCCAGCATCGTTCTGATTCTTTTTAAAAGAGAGATTGACCTCGCCGGTTTTCTCATCAATGTGTGCCTCGGAGCAGAGAACACGGCGGCGGACTGATTTGAATTCGATGCTGCCGTTTTCAAAGTCAATGTCATCCCATGTCAATCCAAGTGCCTCGCCTTTCCGGCATCCGGTTGCCAAGCAGAAAATCACCAGGTCTTTCAGCTCACGGCTTTCGGATTTTTCCAAACCGGAAAACAGCTGCTGGCGTTCCTCATCATTTAACCAGCGGATGCGGTCATTATTCTCTTTGAACTTTTGAACCTGGGAAAGGGGATTGGTTTCAATCCAATGCAACTCGCGGATGGCGTAGCTGAAAACCGCGGAGAGAACACCGAGGAACCGGTTGACGGTGGAACCGCTGCGCGTCTGATTCAACTGGCGTTTGATGGCGGAGATATCTGCGGGTGTGATTTCTGCCAGGGTCTTTGATCCAAGCTTTTCCTCCCAGATCGTCAGCCGTGCGCGGATGTCCCAGGCACTTTTCTTTTCCGGTGCAACTTCAACCAAATATTTTTTGATCAGTGTGGAAAGGGTCCGTTCCCCTTCACCGGCTGCTGATGATGTTTCCTTGACCGCAGCAGTTTCTCGCAGCTGGCGGACCTTACTTAGGATGAATTCTAATTGATCGGTATCTGGAAGATCGGCAACGGTGCAGATAACAGGGCGAAGTTTATTACGCCCATTAGAGTTCTCAATCAACGCCCTTATATTCACATCATGGGGTTGTAGATTTTGGATATCTTTTTGGGAATGTTCTCTTTTGTTTTTAGGAAATAAACCAAAAGGCTGCCCAGTTTTATTCCCTTTAAAATTTTTGAGGTCTTTAAGATTTTTCATTCTGTTCCTTGATTGATTGTTTATACCGGGACTTCTTCAACCCAACGTTCACCTGGCAGCTTCATCCATTTGTCTACCTGTTTTTTTGAATCACCCCACGCGCAATGAACCGGTTCACCTTCCTGGGTCATAAATAATTTAAACCGAGTTTTGGTTTTTTTAACCACACGCTTTTTTTTCAGAAGCACATGGCCTTTACCTTTGCAGCCAAAACAGACGCCTGCCAAAAAGCTGCTGAACCAAACGCGTCCGGTACCGTCACATCTCAAGCAAGTTTCCTTATGAAGTTTCATCTTCTCTCTTTTTTTATGTTGACAATGAGTACCATCAGATGCACTTTTGATGTGCATTAATCAATCTTTATGTACTTTATATCAACTAAACGACATAAGGTCAAGGGGAATTATACATAAAAATGCAGAAAAGTGAAAAAAAAGTTTTAGAGGATCACACCGCGGCCATGCGGGATCTCTCCAATGACCTTCAGACCTTTTTTAAAATCGCCAAGAAAATCCTCCCTGAGATTGAACACACCAAGACACTGACCCGGCTAGAAAAAGAGATGGAGGAGATGAAACGCAAATCCTGGGATTTGGTTTGAAGAAAAGAAAAGGACCGGAAGCCATGATCCAGGCGTCAATTCTAGAGTGGGGGGCGTGGCAACCTTATGTGCAGATGTTCCGCATCAATGTCATCGGCGTCCCTTTAAAGGATAAAAAAGGGTGGCGCCCTGCACCCAA